CCACTAAAACACGGAGCTGTAGGTGAAAATGCAGTATGGGACGGACCATTAGATTTAACTGGTTTTCCAAAAGGAAAGGGCAGTAGCTCAGGTATTACAGGTATGGAAGTATCTAAGGATATGCCTGTGTACAAAGCTGGACCTATAACAATGAAAGCTGAAGGAAAGTAAAATGGCTGGCAAGGTAAACAAAGAAACCTTAAAATGTAATAAACCTAGAAAAACACCAGGTCACAAGACTAAATCACATGTTGTAAAAGCTTGTGAAGGTGGTAAAGAAAAAATAATTAGGTTTGGTCAGCAAGGTGTAAGTACTGCCGGTAAGAAGCAAGATAAAAAATCAAAGGCAAGGCGTGCTAGTTTTAAAGCTCGCCATGCAAAAAATATTAAAAAAGGTAAAATGTCTGCTGCTTACTGGGCTGACAAAGTAAAATGGTAATTATGGAAAAAGGACACTACGGTCAGTATACTGGCAACGCAAGACACTCACGCACACCTGTAACTAGAGGAAACTATAAAGCTTCTGAAAGAGACGACGCTGCTCATATTGATTATCTAAAAAGAGATGTTAAGTATGACGCTAAACATGGAGGTAGTGATAAGCAAATGACTAACGATGAAAAGCATATTTCAAAGTTAGCTGGTGATATGAAGTATGACAAGAAACATCATTCACCACTTAATAATACTGGCACTCCTGTTGTAGATGAATTTGGTAATCCAGTTCCAGCGGATTTTGTTAGCGACGCTCCTGAAGTTGTAGGTACAAGAATTTTAAGTGACTTAAACGAGGGTAATCTTCCAACTATGTTTGGCGGAAAACAGGTTGGGAGTAATGAAAGAGTGCAAGGTATAAAGACTGCTAGAAGAAACATTAAGGATCGTAATTATACCCAATCAGAAATAGACACATATAACAAGGGTCAAGCTACTGGTATGACTCCATATGTAAATAAATATTAATAAAATGAAATCAAAAGGTTTAGGCGACACAATAGAAAAATTTACAACAGCAACCGGAGTCAAAACAATTGTAGACAAAGTTTCTGATGGTTTAAATATACCATGTGGATGTGGCGCTAGAAGAGATAGACTAAACGAAATGTTTCCTTATAACGATAAATAATGGCTTTTAAACTTAATAATCCACCATACGCAGTAGACAACACGCCTCTATACCATGTAGACTTAGAAGAAGGAGTATTAGGTAAAGCTTTGAACAATGGTAGTATACTTATGAGTAAGGACGTTAAAGATCCTATACAGTATAAAGAAGTGTTGGCTCATGAGTTAGGTCATATGCAACAAATTAAAAGCGGTGCATTAAACTACGACGATAACAACGTGTACTATAAAGGCGAAACATACTCAAGAAAAAACATGAAAGAAGGTAGCGATAAACTACCATGGGAAGATTATGCAAATAAATTTGCAGAAAAAATAACTTAAAAATTAAAATTATGCCAAGCACTAATCCAAACACACAATCTAAAGAAGGGAACGTAGCACCTCTGTCTAAGAAAGGAACCTTCATGTCTAAACATTGTTTATCTAAATACGGCGAAGCGAAGACAGAGCCGTTAAATTATGGTAAGCACGCAATGAATATGAATGACCCATTGACTAAAAAAGGGTGTAGTTATAAATAATAAGGTATGGCATTTAAGTTAAGAAACCAAAACGTAAAAAGAGTTACAGGTGGTAAGCATCCGTTTGCCCACTCAGCTTCCGCAACACACGGCCACCCTCATGGTGACGCTAGTGATATACCAACTATATCTCAACGTCAAACAACTATAAGTCAAACAGCGCCATCTAGCGATGAATTAGTTTACGATGTAGTTAATCCTGACTTAATGCAAGTAGACACGTCTCAAGCCGCTAAAGATGCTTACAACGCGTTAACTCCAGAACAGCAAAGGGCTCAAAATAAAAGGTTTTTAGAAATAAACCAAAGACGAGCTGATGAAGCGGCTAAGCAAACAGAAGAAAATAGATTTGTAGCTTTAAATCAATTAAGACAAGGTGGTGGTAGTGAAACTAGTATTGATACGCAAGAAAGAGCTATTAGTGATACTAGCGTTAGTCAACAACAAGCTTTGCAACAAGATTACGAGTACAATCAAGCTCAAGTCCAGCAAGGCGTTAAAGATTTAGTTGCTATAGATGCAGTTAAAATGGGCAATCAATTTGCTCAAGATTACATGGGTAGCCTACCATTTACAAGCCAAGGAAGCAAACAGTCGCAACAAGATAGTATGGCGTACAACGCGGCTGGTCAATACACAGCTTTAGTAGGTAGTGGCGTTTATACACCTAAACAAGCTTTAGATTACATTAAACAAGAGTACGGTGAAAACTTAACAAATGATCAAATGTTTACTCTTGACAAGACTATAAATAGAGCTTTGAACCAAATTACGCCGGCTAGAGAGTCGTATCAAGTGCAAAAACCATACACTCAGGAAGAGCTTTTATCGACTCAAATGCCTACTTATAAAAGTGAAAGACACAAAAAGAAAGGTAAAGTCTCTGGGTATCAAGACATAAAACCATTATATGCAGGATCAAATGTACAAAATTACAGATCGAAGGTCATGGAAAGATTTAATCAGAATAAATAATGAAAAAACTTTTAAGTCTTTTAACTGGTGGTTTAATTAAAGACGTAGGTAACGTAATAGATAAGCTTACAACTACAGATGAAGAAAGATTAGCTGCTAAACAAAAGATACAAGAGTTGTTAGAAAAAGCAGATCAAGACGCGCAGACTCAAATTACTGAGCGCTGGAAACTTGATATGCAATCTGATTCATTTTTATCAAAGAACATCCGCCCGCTAGTGTTAATATATCTTACAGTTATATTTACAGCATTATCTTTTTTTGATGGTAACATTGGCGGTTTTCAAGTCGATCAAGCTTATATACCTATATTTCAATCACTATTAATAACAGTGTATGGTGCTTATTTTGTAGGTCGTACGTGGGAAAAGAGTAAAAAATCAAGTGACAATAAGTAATATATTAATTAATTAAATTAAATCAAATGAGTAAAGTAAAACAAATGGAAAGTAAATCTAGTAAAATTTCACAAGAACACTTGGAGAAAATTCAAGATCAACAAAATAAAATCACACAACTGCTAAGGCAAATTGGTTTTATTGAAAACGAAAAACACCAACTGCTCCACGAGTATGCAGGCGTGTTGAAAGAAGTTGAAGAATTTAAACCTGTGTTAGAAAAAGAATACGGTGCTGTGAATATTGATATTGGCACGGGTGAATATACTGCTATTGAGCAAGAAGAAAAACAAGATTAATGTCTAGCGTTATAAGAAAAATCAGTATAGGTTCTGACTATAAGAATGATGCTATGCATTATTCTGTTGGTCAAGAAGTTTATGGCGGTCACGTTATATCTTATATTATTTTTGAAGAATCTGATAATTCTTATAACATACATATTAAGAAAAACAACGAGGTATTGCCAGGGGAGAAGTTGAATTCTAACATGGGTATATCTGTTGAGTATGACTTAGAATATTGATGAAAAGTATTTTTCAATTCATTGTTAAACCTATAGGTGAAAGATATAACAATGAAATAAATATTGATAATAAAATATTAATAGTAAACGCTGGAATCGAAGATCACAATTTTGTTAATAGATTAGCAGAAGTTGTTGAAGTTCCAGCCGCTTACGAAACACCTATTAAAAAAGGTGATAAAGTTATAGTTCACTTTAATTTATTTAGACGTTGGTACGATATACGTGGCAAAGAAAAAAATAGCTCTAAGTATTTTAAAGATAATATGTATTTTGCAACCGATGATCAAATATATATGTACCACAAAAACGACAAGTGGTATGCTAATGGTGATTATTGTTTTGTAAAACCTGTTTTAGAAAAACAAAATATAAGAGGTGATAAACTTAAAACCTTACGTGGTATACTAAAATATGGTAATAGTTCGTTAGAAGCTATCCAGATTAACCCAGAAGACTACGTAGGGTTTAAACCTTTAAGTGAGTTTGAGTTTGTTGTAGATAAACAACTCTTGTATTGTATGAAATCAAATGATATAGTTATTAAGTATGAGCGTCAAGGACACGAAACAGAATATAATCCGAGCTGGACAGAAAGCAGTTGACGAGCTTATTAAGGTTGCTGAAGAAAAAATTATCACTAACACTGAAGATGATGTATCAGCTGATCGTTTAAAAAACGCTGCAGCAACTAAAAAGCTAGCTATATTTGATGCGTTTGAAATATTAAACAGGATAGAAGAAGAAAGATCTATGTTAGACTCTAACAAAAAAGAATCAAAAGCTCAGTCCTTTAAGGGCTTTGCTGAAGGTAGATCAAAATGAGTTATCAACAAACGCTTGTAAATACATTAGCCGACCACATAAAACCTAGTGTAATAAAGAAAAACAATAGGTATAAAAAATGGGATTATGGCTACAACAAAGAACATGATGTAGTAGTTATAAGTAAAACCGGTAAAATAGGTGAAGTTATAGAAATACAAAATCTTAAAATAGCTTTACCTGATGTAGAAAATAGTTACAAAAGATCTAATAAAAAAGAAGATCAGTTTTGGCAAAGACTTGATTATCCTAAAGAGTTAGATAGAATAAAAAGCGTTTTTGAATTTAATCAAAAGCCAGAATATTTTAAAGAGCAATGGTATGATTTTATCGACCAAGAGTTTGAAAGACGTGATAAAGGTTTTTGGTTTTACAACAAAGGTAATCCTACTTATGTTACTGGCTCTCATTACATGTACTTGCAGTGGAGTAAAATTGATGTTGGAGCCGCGGATTATAGAGAATCAAATAGGCTTTTCTTTATCTTCTGGGAAGCGTGTAAAGCAGACAAGCGATGTTATTGTATGTGTTACCTCAAAAACAGACGCTCTGGTTTTTCATTCATGGCATCAGGAGAAATGGTTAATCAAGCAACTATATCTTCCGATGCACGTTTTGGAATATTATCAAAGTCAGGTGCGGACGCAAAAAAAATGTTCACCGACAAAGTTGTACCCATATCAGTTAACTACCCGTTCTTTTTTAAACCCATACAAGATGGTATGGATAGACCGAAAACAGAACTTGCATACAGAGTACCAGCATCAAAGCTTACAAGAAGAAAACTTGACCAAGGCATTGAAACAGAAGAGATCGAAGGGCTTGATACAACGATCGACTGGAAAAACACAGGTGACAACTCATATGACGGTGAAAAACTTAAGCTCCTTGCCCACGATGAATCAGGTAAGTGGGAGCGTCCGGATAACATTTTAAATAACTGGCGCGTAACAAAAACAACACTTAGATTAGGATCTAGAATCGTAGGTAAGTGTATGATGGGTTCAACATCAAACTCACTGGATAAAGGTGGTGAAAACTTTAAAAAACTTTATTATGAATCAGATGTTACCAAAAGAAACCGCAATGGACAGACTAGCTCAGGACTATATAGTTTGTTCATACCTATGGAATGGAACTACGAAGGGTACATTGATACTTATGGATTACCTGTTTTCGAAACACCGCAAACGCCGACCAAAGGCATTGACGGATCTGAAATTGAAGTAGGTGTAATAGAGTACTGGGAGAACGAAGTTGAAGGTTTAAAGAACGATCAAGACTCTTTAAACGAATACTATAGACAGTTTCCTCGCACAGAGAAACACGCGTTTAGAGACGAAGCAAAGGAGTCTTTGTTTAATTTAGCAAAGATATACGAGCAAATAGATTACAACGAAGACTTAAAATACTCTGGTGTTTTAACTAGAGGTAATTTTCAATGGAGCAACGGTATAAAAGACTCTATAGTAACATTTACCCCTAACAATAGCGGTAGATTTTTATTATCATGGGTACCACCTTTGCATCTACAAAATAAAGTTATATTAAAAAATAACGTTAAATACCCAGGTAACGAGCACATAGGTGCATTTGGGTGTGATAGTTACGACATATCAGGTACTGTTGATGGTAGGGGTTCTAAAGGATCTTTGCATGGATTAACAAAGTTTAGCATGGAAGACGCTCCACCTAATATGTTTTTTTTAGAATATATAGCAAGACCACAAACAGCTGAAATATTTTTTGAAGATGTTTTAATGTCATTAGTATTTTATGGTATGCCTATACTTGCAGAAAACAACAAACCTAGGTTATTATATTATTTAAAACGAAGAGGTTATAGACAGTTTTCAATGAACAGACCTGATAAAGTTTATCACAAGTTATCAACGTCTGAAAAAGAAATAGGTGGAATACCTAACTCAAGCGAAGATATTAAACAAGCTCACGCTGCCGCTATAGAATATTATATAGAAAACCACGTAGGTGCTATAAATGATTCGTACGGCAATATGTATTTTCAAGAAACGTTAGAAGATTGGGCTACATTTAATATAAACAGTAGAACTAAACATGATGCTTCAATTAGCTCTGGTTTAGCAATAATGGCTTGCAACAGAAATAAATATAGACCTGTTGCTGAAAGACAAACAAACGTAGTGCCTCTTGGTTTTAAAAGATATAATAACCAAGGAATTAATTCAAAAATAATAACATAAACAAATGGTTTATACTAACTACAATAGTTCATTTCCAGATCAGGTGGTACCTGAAGAGGTTAAGAGTTCTTATGACTATGGGCTACAAGTCGGTAACGCTGTTGAAAATGAATGGTTTAGAAGTAATAGAGGTGGACTAGAAAGGTTTACAGCTAACTTTCAAAATTTTAACAGATTAAAATTATACGCAAGAGGTGAGCAGTCTATACAAAAATATAAAGACGAGTTGGCTATTAATGGTGACTTGTCTTATTTAAATCTTGACTGGAAACCAGTACCTATATTGTCTAAGTTTGTAGATATTGTAGTTAATGGCATGACTGATAAAGGTTATGAGTTAAAATCTTTTGCGCAAGATCCGTACTCTATAAAACAAAGAACAGACTTTGCTATGGCGGCTGTTAGAGATATGGAAAATAAAAACACCATTGAAACTCTTAATGCTGCTCTTGGTAAAAACTTTTATGCCAGTCCAGATCCTGCTAATCTACCTAAAGATCAAAATGAACTAGATCTTTATATGCAATTAAATTACAAGCAAAGTGTAGAGATAGCAGAAGAAGAATTAATATCTAATGTATTAGATTATAATAAGTATGATGAAGTAAAGAAGCGAGTTGCTTACGATCTTACCGTGTTAGGTATAGGTGCTGTAAAAACTAGCTTTAATTTGTCTGAAGGTATTACTGTTGACCACGTAGACCCAGCTTCGCTTGTTTATTCTTATACAGAAGATCCTAACTTTGAAGACATATATTATGTTGGTGAAGTAAAAAGTATGAGCTTATCTGAGGTTAAACGTTTGTTTCCTTATTTAGACGACGCACAGCTAGAAGAGATACAGCAATACCCAGGCAGTAGTAACTATACAACAAACTGGTGGGGACAAGATCAAAGAGATCAAGTTCAAATATTATTTTTTGAGTACAAGACATATCACGACCAAGTATTTAAAATAAAAAAGACTGATCAGGGTTTAGAAAAAGTATTAGAAAAACATGACACATTTAACCCTCCACCAAATGATAACTTCGAAAGAGTTTCAAGAAGTATAGAGGTTTTATATACAGGGGCTAAAGTTCTAGGTATGAACTCAATGCTTGACTGGAGGTTGTCTGAAAACATGTCAAGACCTTATGGCGATGTTACTAAGGTTAATATGAATTACGCTATATCAGCGCCTCGTATGTATAAAGGTCGTATAGATTCTTTAGTAAATCGTATTACTGGCTTTGCAGATATGATTCAGCTTACACATTTAAAGTTGCAACAAGTAATGTCTCGCATGGTACCAGATGGTGTTTATGTTGATGTTGATGGTTTATCTGAAGTTGATTTAGGTAATGGAACTACATACAACCCACAAGAAGCTTTAAACATGTACTTCCAAACTGGTAGTATTGTAGGTAGATCTATGACTCAAGATGGTGATCCTAATAGAGGTCAAGTGCCAATACAAGAGTTGCAGACTTCTAGCGGTATGGCTAAAATACAATCGTTAATACAAACGTATCAATATTATTTACAAATGATACGCGACGTGACGGGGTTAAACGAAGCTCGTGATGGCAGCCAGCCGAGTAAAGATGCTTTAGTAGGTTTACAAAAACTTGCAGCCGCTAACTCTAACACAGCTACAAAACATGTGTTACAGTCATTAATGTATTTAACAGTTAGAGCCGCAGAGAATATAAGCTTACGAGCTGCAGACGCGTTAAGTTTCCCGTTAACTAAAGAAGCTTTAATGGGTAGTATAAATCAATTTAATATAGCTACGCTAGAAGAAATAGACAAACTAAGTATACACGAGTTCGGTATATTCTTAGAGCTGGAACCTGACGAAGAAGAGCAGCAAAAGTTAGAGCAAAATATTCAAGTAGCATTGCAGTCAGGTCAAATAGGTTTAGAAGACGCTATTGATATTAGAGAAATAAAAAATATTAAACTAGCTAATCAATACCTTAAGTTTAGACAAAAAATAAAAGCTGAAGAAGCTCAAGCTGCTCAGCAAGCAAACATACAAGCTCAAGCGCAAGCTAACGCGGCTGCAACAGAAAAAGCTGCTATGGCTGAAGTGCAAAAAGATCAAGCTATGGCTCAAACAAAAGTACAGATTGAGCAAGCAAAAACTGAGTTTGAAATAAAGAAAATGGAGCAAGAGGCTTTAATTAAAAAGCAACTCATGGCTCAAGAGTTTGAATACAATATGCAGCTAGCTCAAGCTAGATCAGATATTGAAAAACAAAAAGAAAAAGAAATCGAAGATCGCAAAGACGAGCGCGCTAGAATAATTGGAACGCAACAGTCTGAGATGATATCGCAACGCCAAAACGATGAATTACCAAAAAACTTTGAGTCAGCTGGTAATGATGCGTTAGGTGGTTTTGGTTTAGAACAGTTTGAGCCAAGATAAAAATTTTTATTAATTATATATTATTTTATTATGTCAGAAGAAGTTAAACAAGAAGGCGAGTTTAAAGTAAAAAAAACCAAGCCAAAGCAATTAGTAGATGCTCCTGAAGTTGTTAAAGTAGAAATCAAAGGTACTGAGGTAGAAACACCACAAGAAGAAGAAGTAACTAAAGTTGTAATAAAAGAAGAAGATGCCGTTCAAGACACAAGCACAGAGGAAAGCGTGTTACGCACAGATGAGTCAAGCGAAAAAGCAGGGCAAGAAACCGAAGTGGGATTGCAAGAAGTGGGACAAGAATTACAAGAGCCCGTTGAAAAAGAACAGCAAGAGTCGCCTCTGCAAGAAATAACAGACGAGTCTGTTGAGCAAGCGAAAGAAGATATTAAAGCAGAACCTACTCAACCAGAACCACAAGCTCAACCACAAGAAGAGCTACCCGAAAACGTAGATAAACTAGTTAAGTTTATGAAAGAAACGGGTGGTACCGTGCAAGATTATGTTCGCTTAAACACAGATTATTCTAATATTGATCAAGCAACATTAATAAGAGAATATTATAAACAAACAAAACCACATCTAGATGCTGAAGATATAAGTCTATTAATGGAAGACTTTAGTTATGATGAAGAGCTAGATGATGAAAGAGATATACGCAAAAAGAAACTTGCGTATAAAGAAGAAGTTGCAAAAGCCAAAAACTTTTTAGAGGGATTGAAAGATAAATATTACGACGAGATCAAGTTGAGACCGGGCGTAAATCAAGAACAACAAAAAGCAGTTGACTTTTTCAACCGATATAATCAAGAACAGGAAGCAGTAAAGCAAAAACACGAAAGGTTTAAAACTAATACTAGTAATCTTTTCAACAGTGAATTCAAAGGTTTTGACTTTAAAGTTGGGGACAAGAAGTTTAGGTATGGCGTTAAAAATCCTAGTGAATTAGCTAACGAGCAAGGAGACATTGGTAACTTTATTAAGACGTTCTTAAATAAAGATGGAGAAGTTTCTGATCATGCTGGTTATCACAAAGCTTTATATGCGGCTAGAAATGCTGACACTTTAGCTTCTCATTTTTATGAGCAAGGCAAAGCCGATGCTGTTAAGGATCAAGTAGCTAAATCAAAAAACATAAGCACTGAACCTAGAAAAACAGTAACAGGTGATGTATTTGTAGGAGGATTAAAAGTTAAAGCAATAAGCGGAGCAGATTCTAGTAAATTAAGAGTTAAAACAAAAAGATTTAATTAATTATAAAGATTTAATAAGATGGCAGTTACCCCAACTTTCGGCGCAATTAAGCCGAGTCAAAAACAACAGGTACTAGAGACCAACTATCTAAGTTTCAACGATGGAACTAATGATTTTGCTCAACAGTATCTACCCGAAATTTATGAAGCTGAAGTAGAGCGATACGGAAACCGTACTCTATCTGGCTTTTTACGTATGGTAGGAGCTGAAATGCCAATGACATCTGATCAAGTAATTTGGAGCGAACAGAATCGCTTACACGTTGCTTATGACAGTGTTACTTGCGCTTCAGCCACTACACTAACATTTGCACTTGATGCAACAGCAGGAAAAGATTTTGTTTCTAATGTTGTTTCTGCGAATGATACTATCGTAGTAATGGATCCTTCTAGTGGAGCAGAACTAAAATGTTTTGTTGAAATTAGTGCTGATACATCTGCTACGCTAGCTACACTAACAGTAAAACCTTATACTCAGATTGACCTTCACGGTAGTGGTGGTGCTACAGAAGTAGATCTTACAGGTCAAACAGATCTTAAGATTTTTGTATATGGTTCTGAATTTAAGAAAGGCACAGCTGATGGGCGCGAGCGTTCAATCACCCCTTCTTTTACTCAGTACTCAAACTCACCTATTATCATCAAAGATAAATTTCAAATCAATGGATCTGACACAGCTCAGATTGGTTGGGTTGAAGTTGCTACTGAAGATGGTACATCTGGATTTCTATGGTATCTAAAAGCTGAGTCTGAGACTCGTTTACGTTTTGAAGATTATCTAGAAATGTCTTTGGTTGAAGGCGAAAAAGTAAGTGGAACATCTACACTTGGAGCTGGAACTGTAGGATATAAAGGTACTGAAGGACTTTTCGCTGCTGTTGGAGATCGTGGAAACAAGATCAACAACTTTAGTGGAGCAAACGGTAGTTTAGCAGACTTCGATAGCATTTTGAAAAACCTTGATACTCAAGGAGCTATTGAAGAAAATATGCTATTTGTAAACCGAGGACTAGCTCTAGAAATTGATGATATGCTAGGTGGTGTATCTGATGGTTCTAATGGTGGTACAGCTTACGGACTATTTGAAAACTCTGAAGAAATGGCGTTGAACCTTGGGTTCAGCGGTTTCCGAAGAGGTTCATATGACTTCTACAAAACTGACTGGAAATACTTAAATGACGCTTCTACTCGTGGCGCCACTGCAGTTTCTGGTATTGAAGGAGTTCTTATTCCTGCTGGTACATCAACTGTTTACGATCAGATTCTTGGAACTAACATCCGTCGTCCATTCCTTCACGTACGTTATCGTGCTTCACAAGCTGATGACAGACGTATGAAGTCTTGGATTACTGGTTCTGTAGGTGGTGCTTACACTTCTGCGCTTGACGCAATGCAAGTACACTTCCTTTCAGAAAGATGTTTGGTTACACAAGGTGCAAACAACTTCGTGTTGTTTACAGCTTCTAATCCATAATAGTACTCATGTAGTATTTACCCTCGTCTTACCGACGGGGGTAGGTATTACTTTTATTAACATTTTTATTATATTATATCATGGCAAAAACAAAAGAAAAACCCTCAGTCGAAAAAGGCTGGGAAATTAAAGATAGAACATATATCTTAAAAGGAAACAAGCAACCACTAACATACACTATACAATCTAGACACTCACGTAGATTTCCACTATTGTGGTTTGACGAAGAAAAAGGTGAACAAAGAGAACTTAGGTATGCCACCAATATGAACAGTCCATTTGTAGATGAGCAAAAAGGTGAAGCTACTCTTGGTCATGTTATATTTAAAGATGGTGTATTATTTGTTTCTAAAGAAAAACAAAATCTACAAAAACTACTATCATTGTATCACCCAAGAAAAGGTGGTATATATTATGAGTTTGACAAAGTAGAGGTTGCAACTGATGAACTAGAAGATCTTGAGTTTCAAATTGAAGCTTTAAATTTAGCTAAATCTCTAGACATAGATCACGCTGAAGCTATATTAAGAGTTGAGCTTGGGTCGAAGGTTTCTTCTATGAGTTCAAAAGAAATAAAAAGAGACTTACTATTGTTTGCTAAAAAGAACTCTACACTGTTCTTGACGCTAGCAAATGATGAAAATGTAGAACTAAGAAACTTTGCTATTAAAGCAACTGAAGCTAATATAATTTATTTAGCTGCAGATCAAAAAAGTTTTCATTGGGCTTCAAACGATAAGAAGCTAATGATTGTTCCTTTTGATGAAAATCCTTACAGCGCGTTTGCTTCTTTCTTGAAGACAGACGAAGGTGTAGAGGTGTACAAATCAATCGAGAAAAAACTTCTATAACATGTGATAATAATATTGAGGCGGTTTGCGCCGCCTCTTTATTATAATAAAAAAATACAAATGGCAATAAACGTAAACACAGTATATCAAACTGTTTTACTTATACTAAATAAAGAACAGCGCGGGTACATGACACCCACTGAATTTAATAGTATAGGTACACAGGTTCAACTTGAAATATTTGAAAAGTATTTTGAAGACTTAAACCAGCAATTACGTGTGCCGCAAACAAATACAGACTACGGTAACAGAGTAGAAAATATAGATAACAAAATGTCTATATTTAAAACTAGCGGTTCGTGTGTTTATAACGTTAGTGGTTATTTTACTTTACCTAGTATAGATGAATATGGTGTAACTTATGTACCAGTTCAAACAAAGCCTACTGAATCTTCAATATACATGATAAGCAATGTCGCTTACAAAAACGAAGTGGAGGCGCAGCGATTAGATAAAACAGATTTTTACTTTATTAAAAAATCTAATCTTACAAAACCTTCAAAAGACTTTCCTGTTTATCTACTAGAGGGCAACAAAATAACAATAGAGCCTAGCGATATAACTTCTGATATATCAATAGACTTTATTAGAAAACCTAAAAACGTACATTGGGGCTTTACAGTAGGTGAAAGAGGTCAATATGTATACGACAAAACACCTTATAGCGCAACTGGTGGATCCCAAGATTTTGAACTACATCCGTCAGAACAAACTGATTTAGTTATAAAAATATTACTATACGCCGGTATAGTTATACGTGATCCTCAAATAGTTCAAACAGCTGCGGCTCAAATACAAGCTGAAGAAGTAAATGAAAAAAGTTAATAAATGTCTTTAATAACCGAAACTAATCAACAATATTACGCAGGAGCGCAGACTATAATAGTTCAAGCTGGTCAAAGCCAATTTAATTTTGGCTTTAATACTGACATGAAACTTGTTAATTACGATCCTTCAGCTGTAGATTATCCGTTAAATAATTTTAAAATATATACTAGTTTAACCGGAGCGTCAGGTAGTTGGATAGAGTTTACACCAGAGTCTGACAATTGGATTCCTTACACTTTATCCGACAACACTATAACTATAGCAAGTGATACAGGGGCTACATTAAACGCTGGCACGTACTTAACTGTACAGCTAAAGTCTCAATCAGGCGGTAGATACGGTAATGAAGACGCTTATGGTAATACAGTAGAAAAAAATTACAATAGTTATTCTTATATAAAAATATCTGATATAATAAATAATTTTCAGTTAGCTTACATTGGCGACGGCAAACTTATACCAAGCGCTAAAAGAACAGACGTTATATTTCATGCTAAGCGTGCTTTACAAGAATTAAGTTATGACACGTTAAAAGCTGTTAACTCACAAGAGCTTAGCGTGCCTATTAGTTTGAGCATACCCATACCGCAAGATTATGTTAATTTAGTTGGTTTATCAAGAATAGATAGCCAAGGTGTTAAACACCCTATATATCCTACTGAACTAAGCAATAGAGCTTACGATGTTCCTATTCAAGATGATGCTGGTATACCTATTCAGGACAATCAAGCTGAAAATTTAAGTGGCACATCTCAAATAAATAAACGTTGGGACAACAACGATTTAAAAAATAGAAAAGAATTATACGATTACTGGGTTGGATTAGGTTATCAAAATGGTGACTGGCCTCAAGGTTGGGGCTGGCAAGGTCAACAATACGGTTTAGATACTGAGCTTGCTAACATAAATGGTTACTATTTAATGGATTACAAAAATGGTAAGATATCTTTTTCAAATAACTTAGTTGATAGCTTAATAATG